AAATCGTAATCAATCAGATAATTACGCTTATCCCTTTTCCTGAACGGCTCGACAAGCCAACTGTTCAACTTATCCTCTTCTGCCGACAAATACGGCAATATCACCTCTTTCACAAATCGCTCGCTTGCGGCTTTCATGTTTTGATACGTCGGGTTGGGGTCGAACAGCGTTGCAGGGACTCCCCATAAATCGCATAACTTATAACCTGCGTGTTGAATGCCGTTTATTATATTCAACGCATCTGGCGACAAGCCTATTTGTGTATATTGCAGCGGCATCGCACTTACAACAATCTTATTCTTATTATCCGTGCCGTGAATTTTCTTATCAACCGTATCCTGTGTTTTATCCACCTGGTCTGGTGTCAACCACAGCTCTGGATTGGGATGATTAGGCGATATTAATCCTTTCGCTCCCTCATTCTCAACAGACTTAACCCAGCTTTCGATAGCTACATCATCAAGTTTCAAGTACTTCAACCCGGCAACGAGCGGTGATAATCCTCGAAAATGACTAAACTTATCATCAAACAAAGGATTCGGCATCTTCATATGAAGAATAGCCTTCATATCATCGTAAACAAAATCTCGATATTGTCCATTAAATAAATAAACACGCCAACCGACGAGATTACCGTTTTCAATGAATGGCGTCATTAATTGCGCTGGAATAACCTGCAATGATAATGCACAATCATCGTCTCCTGCTTCACGATAAATAAATGCCTCGCCTTGAACAAAATAGAATACTCTAACTAATGTGATAAATTCTCGCCATGTTTGCTGCTCATTCGGATTTTTAAGCAACTTAACAAGGTCAAGATTTTCATCAGCAAAATCTAACGCTTTCCTAACCTCTAATCTATGTTTAGCAGCTCCGACAGGTGTATCTCTGAAACATTTTGTCGTCAAATATTTTCTTGACTTAATACCTTCTCTATCAACGTAAACATATGGTGTTGCCACATTAGCTTTATCAACAATCTTTTTTATAATACTATAAATATCGGCATTAGACGTATATCCATTTTTAATAAAATCTTCTGCATTAAAACTATACCAAAGAACACTACCACCCCCGATAAGGTAACTTTGAAGCGCTTTTAATATCTCCTGTTTTCGCACTTCGTTATTTTTCTTTATTTTTTTTCTGAATAACGACATTTATTTTTATTTTTTTATCGTCAATTATCGACGCAATGTTAAGTATTATTTTTTGATATATGAGTTTTTTTTCGGAAAAATATTTTATTCTTAATTATTTCACGGCAAATTTAAAGTTGTATTTTGGTGAGATGGCATAGCGCATAGCATCACAGCAATGATTATAAGCGTCTATGGGTCTGTTAGTTGGCTTGCCATCTTTATCTTCAAGCCATCGATAATTACGAAGCTCTTTAATAAGATTAACACTCCGTTTCGTTACAAAAATATTCTTACTCTGAAGCTTGTCAATCCCAACTCTGACACTATCAGCACCTTTCTTCGCTGGCTTAATATTAAACCCGGCATCATGAATTTCTTGAATACTCTTCGGCTCTGCGCTATCAGCGATAATCTCATCATAATCCTTACGAATACCGAGCTGCTCCATCATCTTAATTATATCTTTATTTAATAGCCCAGTCCTGTAAATCAATTCGTCAACGAAAAACGCATCTTCGGTTTCAATAACCTTAACCAACGCTGTGGGGTCGTTTGAAAAACCAAAATCCAATCCGTATGTATAATCACCGTCAGGCATCTTATCCACCTGTTGCCAGTTATTAAAAATAATCCCTTCACTTACACCATACTCGCAATCGAAATGCACACGCTTAAAATTTTTATCCCTTTTCATGCGTGTCTCAATACGACTTCTTTCCGTTTCAGGTAAAAAAGGATTATCAAGGTAATTAGACTTTATAACCATAGTGTCGTTGTAATTCATCAACCAATCCTCGAGCCAAAACTGCGACGTCGGGTTGAAATCCGCAATAACATTCTCGGACCGCCTTGCCAACTCATCCCAAACATCACGCTTCAATGAATTAATTTCATTACCATATAACCAATCACGCCTCGCTCCCAGCGCTTTATCTATTCTATCTGCCGAAAAAAATTCAATAATACTGCCTGTCGGGGCAGTCCAACGAGCCGATGTAATATTCCAATTACACTTTTTCCAAAGACCTATTTTTTTACAAACAGTTTCCAATATTCGTATCGTCCCGATGTCGAGATGAGGTCTCGACTCTGAAACGACAGTTATAATTTCATCATCGTTCGATAATGCAACTGATAACAGAAACAACATGATATCGTACGTCTTTCCTGACCCGGTCCCGCCCCGATGAATAACAATCTTTTTACCATCGTAAAAAAAAGCCTTTTGCGTCTTATCGAATATTGTACCTGTCTCTATATCGACTGTTTTACTCATCTATTTTATTGTTTTCTTCGCTATTTTCTTCATTTTTTTCTTCTTTATCCTTCTTATCTTTCCTATTACTCCTGTTTACGAAATTAATCGTAATACTGTCGTCTTTCGCATTCATTTCGATATACTGCTGATTAAGCACCCTCCGTTCATCGGGTGTGCAAACCAGTCTATATAATGCCAGCAGCTCACCAGCTTTGTTCGATTGAAACAACTTAGCTCGGATAGCGGATTTCGTCCTTATTCTGTTTTGCTCCAAAAGCTCCTTAAACATTTCCGATTCTTCCGAGCCTTCGGGAAAATATAAATAAAATGTTGAGGTGCTGCATGGCACATATGCAACAATATCAGAGATAAAAAACAAGTTGTGTTTCTTTATTGCTTCAATCGCTGTTTTCTTTATTTCCTCTTTATCATATAATGCCATAATTATTACGTTTAGGTTCATTTGTAAATGGATAATCCTCAGGGTATGTATCCCATGCTATATTATCTCGCTCCGTTCCTTTTAAAATTCTTGGATATAAATATTTTGATACAATATGATGATGTAACCTTCCACCATTCTTCTTTTGTCGTTCTGCATAAATAGCACTCGGAAATTGTATCGGTGTTACAAGTGCCTTATTCAATAATTTGCACTCATTATATAAATCAGTTAACCCTCCTTTCGATACAGCAGAAACAGTTTGATTTAAAACTAATCCATCTCCATAACTACCTGTAAATAATCCTTCATTCATTATACACACAAACTGACTCGTATCATCATCTTGTACTCCACGTTCACCTCTATAAATATATTTAGTTAATATGAACGTAGTATTCATAACCTTATTACGAATCAATTTTTTATTTTCACCTCCAATAAAATCCCCAGTTTGACTTATTCCAAAACAACCAATATGCCTTTTATACATCAATTCCTTCACATTATTAAATGTGACCAAAATATCATCAAGAGTAGCTAACCGAACATATCGCCCAAATCGTTTTATCTGATAAGATATTGTATCATCATCTTGCACTAAATAAAACTCTATTCCCATTTTTTTTGCATAATCATAAAACATGTTTCTTGATTGTCCAGCAGAACGCCTCGATATGCTCGCTCTATGAACATAATCATAACGCCTCCTCGCTTCTTTCATATCAAAAACATAAAGATTAAAACCTATTTCATTCGCAACCTTCTCATAATCCTTTACATCGTCAGTTTCATCATCAATAAAAACATGTATCTTATTAATATCCCAACCGATTTTATGAAAATACTTTACCGTTTTCAAATTATAAGGTCTATGATACGACGGTATGAATATATCAATCATCTTCGTTTTCATCGTTATATATTTTCCAGCCATCTATTTCATTATGTGCTCTTAAAATATCGTCTTCTATAAATCCATTTAACCCAGAATCACATAAAACAAGCCGTAATCTTTCCATTACTTTCCTTTCTTCTTCCGTTGCATTAAAATAATAATAATTTGCCACACTCTCAAAATCTATTTTCAAGAAACGGTATGCAAACATTTTCATTACTTCTTTCTGTTCTTCCGTCAGCTGCGAATCTTCGATAACCTTAATCTTTACATCAAATTTTTCAGTATCAATACAATCCGATAACGTTATATTAGGTATCTTTTCAGGTTCATAATAAATACTCTCAAATTTCAATTCGCTAAGTTTTTCTGTCTCCGACTTCGTTTCAATCGGGACACCCCATGCCTTTAAATCAACCTCCCATTCTTCAAGTAGCTCGTAATCCCATTCGCTACCCCAATGAGCATTATCCTTCACAATAAACTCTTTCTTTTGCTCTTCTGTTAATCCTTCTACTTTTTCAATCCACGCATCTGGGATTTCTTT